TATTCGTATGACCATGGCGGGACAGGCGTCGTCGCGGCGGACAAAGCGAGCGGGGCCTTGAACCACGCGAAGTCGGGCTGGATTTCCCGAAGCATGAGTTGGACGGTTGGAACATAGATGACCGAAGCCGCGTTGGCCGCCGCCGATCCATCGCCGAGTGAAGTGATTTGAACCTGCGTCGCGATTTGCTCAAGCGCGGTGTTGACGACCTGAACTTGGGTGAACATGGCTCACGTCACCCTTCCCGGCTCTCGACGCTCTCGTCTTCGCACGTCATCTCGACGATTTGCAGCATAGCCGTATCGCCGCCGTATTCCGTGCTTGACGACGATTCCATGCGCGCCACGCCGATGAGATGGATCATATCTCCACGCTCGCAATCGGCTTCGAGCCCCATCTTTTCAAGTTCGGCCGAGCATATCGAAATGTAGGACGGGGCCGACAGATCAAAGAACTTTCCGTTGTCGCCCGCAAACTCGCCGAGCTGGATTTCAATGCGGCAATCGTCGCGACCCTTGAAGATGCTCGTCACTTCGCCCATCGCGGCAAAGCGCATCGTATCGCCAGGCTCGCCGCCCTCGGCCTCGGCGCGGGACAGGTCTTCTTTGGAAATCGAGAACTGCAGGCCCATCGGATATTCCGGCGGCTCGTAGTCGTCAGGCATGCCTTTGGCGAGATCGTAAAGCCGATCGTCGTCGTGGGCCATGGATTTGAGATCGGCCCAGGCCATGGCCTATTCTTCCGCGCCGCCCGCGTTCGCGTCAACCATGCCGTCGCCTTCGGCGCCCGGTTGGCCAGCGTTCATCGTGGCCATTTCGTCCTCGTGGCGCTTGTGCATATCGCGCATGGCGTCGCGGTGCTGGCCGTGAAGGTCGCGATGTTCCTTCTCGTGGCGCTTGTGCATCGCGGCTCGCGCGGCGCCGTGTTCGGCGCCTTCATGAGCCTTGGTTTCTTTCTTTTCGCCACCCGAACGCTTTTCGGCCGCCGCTTCCTTGGCGGGTTCATGCTCGGCTGATTTCTTGCCGCCATAGCGCGTCTCGGCGCGGGATTTTTCTTCGGCCATCAGCCTTTACTCCGGTAGCGATGCGCGGCCTTGCCGCCGTGGTCCCATCCCTTCATCGTCTCGGCGCGGATGGCGTCGCGCTTGATCTCATGGTCCTTCGAGTGTGTCGCGGCCCGCAACCGTCCGGCCCCAATGGACTTATCGGTCGAGACGCCAAGTTCACGATGAAGCTTACCTTTCTGACCCCCAGGATGGAAATCGGCTTTTGCGATCCATCCCTTCTTCTTGCCTTCAGCCACCGGACTTCCCCTTCGGCTTATGTCCATAGCGGTGATTGGCACGTTTGTCCGCCTCACTGAAATCCTCGCCCACCGATTGCGGAACGCCGACCTTCTTCGCGAACGCGGGGCTGTGCTTTATCGCCTCCATGAACCGATGCTGACGGGCGCTTGTGCTCGGCACACCGCCACCCTTAGCCCAGGACGAGGTAGTTGTAGGTCGAGGTGTCGGACGCCGTTCCAGCCACCGTGAACCCCACCCCGGCCGTGATCGTCTTGACTGATGGGACAGCGCCCACCGTGCCGCCAACCGTGTTCAGCGAGAACATGATAATCGACGTGAGGTTCGGTTGCGCGCCGGCCACCGCAACGGTGACGGGCGTCGCGCCGTTGGCGACAAACGTCCCCACGGCGACCGCAAGAAAGGATTCGGTCGGCGATCCGCCCGATCCGGCCACGGCGGGAATGAACGGAATCGCGGCGCCGGAAGTGATCGGAGTGTTCGGAAGGGCCATGGTGAAATTCCTATCCCGTGATCGTGTAGTTGTAGGTTGAAGTGTCGCCGGCCACGGCCTTGACGCTGAAACCGGTCCCGGCCGTCACGGCGGACAGGAACGGCTGGCCAGCGGGGGTTCCGCCAACCGTCTTCAGTCCGAACGCTATCACTGAGTTTGCAGTCACGCGGGTGTCGGCCACCACGACGGCGGTCGCGCCGTTGGCGACGAATGTCCCGCTCGCGGTCGATGGAGCCGTCTGGGCGATCCCGACCATGGTCATGGTGTTGGTCGCGGTCAGGGTGATCACATAAAGCGCCGACGTGCCGGACGGGACCACGGTGATTCCCGAAACGGTCACGCCCACACCGCCGGTCAAGGTCGCATTGGCGTTGGTGGTGTTCTGATACCAGAACAAAAACGAGGCGCCGATTTTACCGATCAGCCCAGGGCTCGCGGACGTCATCGCGGAGGCCGTGGCCGTCGTGTCGGTAAACGCGGTGTTGGCTTGCGCGCCGGATCGGACGATGATCCCGCCCACCATATTGGCGGCTGACAGTATTGCGTTGCCGACAGCGATATTCGCCCCGATGGCTGGCTGATTGACGCCCGAGGCCATGCCGATCGGAGCGGTAAACAGATGGTTTAGCGCGATGGTCGGCGCCGCCGCGGTGCCCCCGACAACGGCGTAAAACCATCCCTCTTGGAATGGCCCGATGATGTTGGTGGTCGGGAGCGTGACGCCCGTTCCGGCCGCCAGCGTCTGGAGAAACGCCGTGGCGTTCTTGATTCGCATGAAGATTGTCGCGCCGAGCGTGAAACCGGACGTCGCGGCGACGATAGCGGCGGCGGCGTCGGTCGTGTCGGTGTAGGCCGCGACCGGCCCCGTGCGCGTGATCAATCCGCCAACCAAGCCGGCGCTGGTCAAGACCCCGTTGCCAACAGTGGTGATGGCTGTGTTCACAATATCGATTGTGCCGCCGGCGCCCACCAGATCAGCAATCGCCGCCGTGGTCGTCGGGTAGTCCACGGGCGACACCGAGCCCGCCGGCGTAATCCCTTGGACGTAAAGAACTTCGTTGCCAGTCAGCGCCATTGCCTATCCCTTAAGCCGCATCGCCGACATAGATCGGCCCGACAGGCGCTTGTGTCACGCCAGGGCCGCGCGGCGTCGGCGTTCCGCGAACCTCAAGGCCCGACGTTCCCAGAATGCGCTTCGGCGTCATATCGCGAATTGGCGCGTCGATGACCTGAATGTCCTCGGCGCCAGAGCGAACCAGCGCGGTATCTGGGATCGCAACGCCACCGCGCGCTTCCGCCGCCGCTTTGCGAAGCAGGTCGTCAACCGAAATGATCTCGCCGACCCATTGCTTATAGGCCACGTAGATTTCCGCCGCCGAATCATTGAGCGGCGAGAAGCATTCGGCCGGCGCTCCGGTCCAGTTGATTTCCTGGCCGGCCGAATAAAGCACCGGGCCGGCGGGCGATGGACCGTGGAAAATGTCGCCGAGCAGATAACGGGGCCACTCGCCGCCACGCTTGGCGCGGGTCCGGGCTTCATCGATCAGTCGCCACATCGACGCTTCGCCTTCCTGGCGGCTGGCCAGCTCGTCGGCGGTCAGAGGCTTCATGTAGCCGGGGCGCTGCTCGTCCTTGGCTGACAGGCTGCGTTCGATCCGGTCGAGGAGCGCGGCGTATTCAGGGCTGAACCCACCAGGAGCGGCGACGGCGCCGGCTTGCGCCATGCGTTGGCCCACGATGGTTTCGATCATCGCGGCGAAGCGAGGATCGTTCAGCAGCGCACCGAAGTCGGCGGCGGCGGGCGCGGCCCCGTCATCGGCGCCAATGCCGAGGTCTTCGTCACTGTCGTCAACGCTGGAGCCTTGAGGCGCCATGCTTTCGCTCTTTCGTGTGTAGGGCCGGACCATGATCAGAAGTTCGGCGGGTAGAACGGAACGTCGTCGATACCGGTCAGCAGGGCCGCCGAAATAGCGCCGGCCGTCATCGGGCCAGTCGCGACCACATAGTTGAGCCGGTAGAAGCGCGGGAAGTTCTGACCTTGATAGCGGCGCGGAACCGTGAATGAAGCCAGCGGGGCGCCGGGTGTTCCCGAGACCAGAAGCGCCACGGCCACGGTATCGGTGGCCATAATGGTGTCCCACGTCCCGGCGCCGCCGGAGCCGTTGTCGACCGCCGCCTGAAGCTGGATTTGCAGCGTGGCCGCGCCACCGGCCGTGAAGGTGGTCGTGACCCACGCGCCCAGTTGAGGCGCTGAAGTCAACGGGCCGCCGCCACCCATGTCGGATCCGAACACGGTCCCCGACACACCGACACGGTTATTGACCGGCACACCGACGCCGAGACCGGCCGTGTCATAAACCCCGGTCGATGCCGCCGTGACGGTAACCGCCTGAGCGTTGGAAAGAATGGAAGATGCGTCGAGCTGCATGATGTCTCTCTTTGCTCAGGTCACGGCGGCTTCAGCGGACGTCATGACATCCATGATTCGGATCGGCACGCCCCGGAAGTCTTCGGCCGGCATACCCGCGAAATCGTGCATTCCGATCAGCACGTTCTTGTCCCGGATGATCTGAACATCCATGAAGCCGCGCACGGTGCGGTTGCAGTAAAACGCCGGACGGACCACGAGACCCGATTCGCTCTTGGCGTCGGTCTGGGTGACGTTGCTTTGACGGCGCCCCATCTTCGGCATACGCAGCAGCATCTTGCTCATGCCGTTGGCGAAAATGTCGTAGGGCGTCAGTCCGCCAAGGCCGGCGCTGGTCACATCGAGATTGCATAGGCGGCTGATCCACCGCCAGTCTTCCGGGCAGAAGCTGGCAAGCTGGCTGAAGTAGGTCTGTTTCGCCGGATAGGGGTTGCCCACGCTGTCATAGGCGACTTCGGTCGAGTTCAGCGGGCGCACGGTCAGGCCGGCCTTCGAGCCCTTCGGGTAGACCATGTAGGCGCTGCGTTGCGACCATCCCACCAGCAGGATCGAGGCGTTGTTGGAGACGACACCGCCGCCGTTGAACATGTTCGCGGCGTTCTGTGACGTGGAGGTTTCCAGTGTGTTGAAGTAGGGGAAAATGCCGGTGAATTGCGCCAGGTTCGACGCCGAATTGCCGTAGATCGTGGTCGAGGCCATCGTCTGGCTCATGCCCTCGACGAAGGCGTTGTCTTCCTCGTATCGGGCCTTGTTCGGGTTGGCGGACTTCTCAAGGATGCGCTCGTCGATCACCGACAGCGCCGTCAGTTCGCCGCAGTTGACCCGGCCCTGCGCCGTGGTCGACTTGCTCATCGCCGTGCCTTGGTTCAGGAAGCGCCACGAACCGGCGGGCAGGCCGTTGCGAACCGTGAACATATGGCCCGTGTCGGTATTGCCCTCTTTCCAGACCATATCGTCATAGATTTCATTGGCCTGCGACAGCAGTTCGGCAATGTCCGACGCATCGCCGTCCGGGTCCGTGCGGCGGGCCATGTCTTCCAGGGTAAAGGGGGCGCCAGTCGCCATGGTCTAAAATCCTCGTCTATTTTGCGGCATAGCGGCGATCGGCGGCGCTAAGGCCCCGACCGGACTTGTTCGGCGTGGGATTGGGTGAAGTTGAAGGTTCGCGCATCTTCTTGGCGGCGGCGGCCATCAGATTGATCACGGCGAAATGGTCGCCGGCGCCCGTGAACGCAAGCACGCTCCAGATTTCCTTGCGCTTCTCGGCGCTCGGAACCAGTTGGCCGATCGCCCACTTGGCGTCGTTGATGATCGTGTCACGACGGTTGCCGGCCCGCTCCTCGAAATCCTTGACCCAGCCCTGGCGGGTTTCGATGAACGCATCCTGTTGCGCCTGAACGGTGCGTTCGGCGAACGCAGCCATCTCGGCGGTGTGAAGGTCGATCAGTTTTTGCGCGGTCTCTTGCGGCACCTGATGCGAGCCGATCAGGTCGGAGAACGCCTTGATCTGGTCAGGCGCGGCCTGGAAGCCTTCGGGAAGCTTGAAATCATCGTAGGCCAGTGAAGCGGGAAGTTCGGGCTTGACCTCGGGGTCACCCTCGCCATCGGCCTTGATCTCCGACGCCGCGACAACCTCGGGCGTTTCGATCGCGGCGGGTTCGGCTGGTGTTTCGACGGCCGACGCCGCGACAACCTCGGCGGCAGGCGCCGGGGCATCGACCACAACAGCGGGAGCGGCATCGACAACCGCCGCCTCAACGCCCGCCGATGGAACAATCTCGTCAGCCATGAAAGCGCGAATAACACGGGATTTGACGCGAGGCGTAAAGTGGGGGATTTTCACCCACCTTCGGCGGGAACCCTCAATGATCGGGCGAATTGACGTTTTTTTGCGAACACGGCACGCCGCCTATTTGCGACGCCTCGCCAACCGCGAAGATGTTTCCCTGTCCCGCGCCTTCGCCATGGTGGTCGAGGATATTCTGCCGGCGCCAACACCCACCAACAGCCCCGCCAAGGTTCGCGCCAAAATGGTCATATGCCCCGAAAACCTGGCCGTGCTCGACAAGCTGGCGAGGGACGGCGGAATAAGCCGCTCGGACGTGGCGCGGCGACTGATAGATGAGGCGATGGCTAGCGAGGGGAATTGAGGCGTTCCGCCAAGAATTGCGACCGGCTGCCTGACACTCCACCTAACCGCCTGACGTCGTTGCGGCCAATAGTTTTATGCCGGGATGGTGAAGCCGGGTAAACTTAATCCATCTTCTCCCTGTCTACCCCGCTTAGCCGTCCGCGCGTCAGCGTCCGCAGGTTCAAAGGCCCAAAAGCACCATACCGATTGCTTGGGTGATTTCAAGACTTGGGCTAACGACCGGCCCTAGCCTCGCGCCGCATCAGCGCCGCCAATTCAGGCGATGCGGTATCCAGTGTTTCCCAAATGAACCAGCCCGCCGCTTTCAGTCCGAGGTGAAATTCAGTCGCGGCGGCATCAGGAAAACCGGTCGGCGATGCGGCGAAAGTC